ATGAAGAATAGAAAAATAATAACAGGGCTGGGTATGATGGCGGTAATGATGGCGGTAGCTACAGGATGCAGCAAGAATGTCGCTACAACAACTCAAAGCACAGAGGCGACAACTACAGTACCTGAGTCTACAATGTCTGAAGAGGAAAAGAAGTTATCGGATTATAAGACCTACGGTATGCAAAAGGATCCGATTCCGGGCATCGTGGAGCTGGTAAAGAACTATCAGTACTCAAAGGTCAATGCGGATGCAAGAAGAATGTACAATGTATTCGGAAGAAGTGATGAGGACGGACTTGCAGATTTACAATCTAAGCTTAATGATGAAGCCAAGGTTTATGAGTCGTTTGATGATACAGTCACCTATGTGACAAAGGGATATGAGCCGAACTCATATGTGGTATTTATCAGTTCAAATGTAAAGTTCCACGACATTGATACAAAGGCGCCTATGCTTACTTGGGCATATGTGATGGAAAATCCTAAGGACGCTTTCTATATGGTGGAAAACGACAAGATGACCGAGGACGAAAAGAAGTATGTGGATGAGGTTTCAAAGTCCGAGGATATCATTGCACTTGATGCACAGATGAGAAAGGACCTTGCAGCAGCCGTAACAAGCGATATTCAGCTTGGTACACTTTACTCTATCTGGGTTAAGAACGCTTCAACAAATGAGTCTGCATCAGCTGCCGAGACAAGCGCTGCAGCCGAAACTTCAAGTGCCGAGTCAAGTGAGGAAGAAAGCACGGTAGAGAGTATCACTGAGACCACAAAGAACGAGGCTAATATATCCATAGCAGAGACAAAGAGCGGTAACTAAGATGGATGTAAAGGATTTTTGGTATGATTTGCCGGAGGAACTTATAGCACAGGACCCGCTTGAGGACAGAGCGTCTTCAAGACTTTTGGTACTTGATAAGAATACAGGTGAGATTACACATAAGCACTTCTATGACATTATAGACTACCTGGACGAGGGAGATTGTCTGGTACTTAATGAGACCAAGGTAATACCTGCAAGGCTTATGGGAGTAAAAAAAGACACCGGTGCGGCTATAGAAATATTGCTGCTTAAGAGAAAGTCAAAGACCGCTTGGGAATGTCTTGTAAAACCGGGGAAAAAGTGCAAGGTCGGTGCGGTAATTGAATTCGGTGACGGTTTGCTTATAGGAACTATAAGCGATATCGTGGAAGAGGGAAACAGAATCATAGAGTTTGAGTTTGACGGTATCTTTGAGGAGATACTTGACAAGCTTGGAACCATGCCGCTCCCTCCGTATATTACACATGCTCTTAAGGATAAAAACAGGTATCAGACCGTATACGCAAAGAATGAGGGTTCGGCGGCGGCTCCTACGGCAGGACTGCATTTTACGAAGGAATTGCTTAAGAGAATAGAGGAAAAAGGAATCAGACTTGCCAAGGTGACACTTCATGTCGGACTTGGAACATTCAGACCTGTGAAGGTGAGTGATGTAAACGATCACCATATGCATTCGGAGTTTTTTCAGATTTCAAAAGAGGCTGCGGATATAATCAACAGCACAAAGGCAAACGGGAAAAGAGTCATATGTGTGGGGACTACAAGCACCAGAACCGTAGAGAGTGCGGCGGATGAGAACGGACATCTTGAGGAGAAATCGGGTTGGACTGAAATCTTTATATATCCGGGATATAAGTTTAAGGTGTTGGATGCGCTTATTACAAACTTCCATTTACCTGAGTCCACTTTGGTGATGCTTGTGAGCGCATTGGCAGGCAGAGAAAATATTTTACATGCATACGAAGAGGCTGTGAAGGAGAAGTACAGATTCTTCAGCTTCGGGGATGCGATGTTTATAATGTGAATTAAATTTAGCACTTTGTAATATACACTATATAAATAAGCTGTAGCTTTTAGGGCTACAGCTTATTTTACTTTTATCGAATAAATGTATGAGATAATCCATTTTTAAATGTGATTGTTTCAATAGACCCATTTGATATTATGATTGAGTCTATGACACTATTAACAAATGATTTAAGTACTTCTTTATCTATGGATGTTGCCAGTCTCTTATAGTTTATGTAGTTCCTCCCATCTAATTTTTTAGATATAATGAAGGAGCTTGTTTTTACAATAAATTCTGCATCTGATATAGATTGTTGCCAATCATCAGACTCCATAAAGCTAAGTTGGTCGTTGATTTCGTTAAGCTTATCATCTATTTGCATTTTATGAGATAAAAAGTTTTGTTCCGATAATGTTTGCTCAGAGTATAAGTATAAGTTTGTTAGTCTATCTAATGCTCTCTCGAGTTTTTGTTTTTCCGATAGCAATTTAGTACGTGATAAGTTTGAATTATCCTCTTTTTTGAATGATACATCGTTACTATATATGTCTTGATTTATATTGCCGGATAAAAGGACATTATATAAGTCATTCAGTCCATCTGAATCAATAGACTTTATGTCATTAAATGAGCTTCCTTTTAGTAGATGTTTTTGCAGTTCATTTTTAGAAGATATAGATTTAAAATCACGCTGTGAGTTTATTAAGTTGAGGATATAGTTAAATACAAACTCTCCTACGGTCTGGTCTGACACGGATTTGCTATCACATTGTAGTTGCCTTTTAGTCGGACAAGTATATCTTGAATATTGATATCCTTTAATTTTTGATGATGGTGATGCTCCCATAGGTTTATTACAGTTGCCACAATATAGTAGTCCGGAAAAGATATGTACATATTTTTCTGATTTGACAACTTTTTTATTGAGCCTTCTATTGCAGTCTAGTAGAGCTATAATACGCTCTTTTTGTTCTCGGGATATTATAGCCTCATGATGATTATGGATTGTTATCCAGTCGGACTTGTTTTTTTGTTTCTGTCTATTGCCTTCTTTACAGACATTATATTGATAGTCCCCACAATAGAATGTATTATGTAGAATTATTTGAAGTGTTGTAGGATTCCAGAGGTTTCCGGCACGAGTAATAATTCCACGTTCATTTAATACGCGAGATTCACGTATTAGTGAGTGTAGTTCCTCATATTTATCATGGATTAGCTTAACAACCTCAGCCTCATCATTGTTTATTTTGAATTCTTTTTTATTAGGATCATAATTGTATCCATAAGGAACCCTGCCACCGTTCCATAGGCCATTAGATGCCCTTGATATCATAGTTGCAGTTACCCTCTCAGAAGTCATATTTCGCTCAAGTTCTGCGAAAATAAGTATAATCTTTAGCATAGCCTCACCAATGGCTGTAGATGTATCAAATTGCTCGTTCTTAGATATAAAAGTGACTCCAAGCTCTTTTAATTCCTGGTACATTGTAGCAAAGTCTAAAAGGTTTCTAGAAATACGGTCTATTTTCCATACTAAGAGATGAGTAAAGAGCCCATGTCTTAGTTGTTTCATCATTTCTTGAAATTTAGGCCTATCTGTATTTTTGCCTGAATATCCTGCATCCTCAAAAATAACATATTGTTCAGTATTTAATAACAGCTTTGTATAAGAAATGAGATCCTGTCTTTGCATTGGAAGTGAGTCTCTATCAATTTGATGATTTGTAGAGACTCTTATGTATATTGCAACTCTATTTATATTTTTATCAGAACTATTCTGCATTTTATTTCAACTCCCATCCGATATTTATAAAGTGTTGTACATGGTTATTACAGCCTATATGGGCGTTTTATTTTCTTCTTTATATTTTTCTATACTGATAACCTTTTTTCTATGTCAGTTGATACAGTAGGAGACAAAGCATCTACCATTCCATTTAGATATATAAGAAGTTTTGATTGAAGCGTAGGAGTTAATTTCCTGAAGTTTTGGATCAATACAATTTCATTTTGGCTGGAAAGTTCCAATGAAGTTGTTTCTATTCCATTGACTATATAATCAACTGACACATTAAAATATGCAGCTAATTTAGTAACTGCATCAAGTGAAGGGCTTCCTTTACCTTTTTTCCAGTCGGAAAATGAAGAGTTTGCAATACCGATATCCTTTGTTACCTGTGAAGGTTTTAAGTTACGTTCATTCATAAGTTCAAAAAGTCTGTCTAAAATAGTCATATTTATACCTCCAAAATACTTTTTAGAATTGGAAAAAACCATTGACAAATTGGAATATTCCATATATAATGTCGGTGTAAGTTACAAAACACAAATACAACAAACATTATTTAATGATGCACATAATATTACTGAATAAAAATGTACATTTCGATTTTATCATTTTTATATAAGCATGTAAATTGTGTGCCGGAAAGGGGAATAAAAGGAATGCCAAGAGTGTTATCTAATTGGTGCAAGCAGGCAAAAATCAGGCTGATTGAACTTGATATGCCTATAACTGAGTTGGCAAGGAAGGTCAGTCTTACAAGAGAGTATACGTCAGCATTAGTAAATGGAAGGGTATATTCGGAGTCGGCAATTAAGGCTATTAGCGATGTGCTTAATATTTCTGATGAAATATAAACTCTATCTAACTTGAATTATAAGACAGCAGGTGGTGTAAAAGCATAGGGAGTGAATGTATGAGAGAGAATAAAAACATATATTATCAGGCTAGAAAAAAGGCAATGACACATAATGAAGTCCTATCTAATAGAGAAAGGGCAGCTGAATTACTTGGAGTATCTCAATCTACTTTATCAGATTATGAGCTTGGAATAACCAAAATAGTTCCTGTAGATAAAGTTGCATTGATGGCAGATTTATACAATTGTCCGGAGCTTAGAACAGGGTATTGTAAGCATGAATGCCCTATTGGTAGGCACATTCCACTTGCAACATCTATAAGCGGAATAGAGGGAGTATCACTGAAGCTTATACGATTGCTTGATTTTAATGAGATTAAGAAGATAGAAAAAAGCCTTGTATGTATAGCTGAGGATGGAGTTATTTCTGAAGATGAGAAGCCAACTTTAAGAAATATTATTGATAGCTTTGATGAAATGTCAGTTGTAATAAGTGAATTGAAATTGATAGGAGAGAAAATATTAAAAGGTAAAAGATAATGGACATTGTAGAAAGATTGAAGGAAGTCTTAAAGGACGACTATGGGATAAACAATCAAGAAGAATTGGAAGATGCAATAAGTAAATCTAAAGGTCTTGATATCGGTATATTTACACAGCCGTTAAAAAATGAAGCAGCGATAAATAAAGATGAGTTAAAAGCATCGTAGAATTACAAATTATTTTTATGTAATTATGGAGGGCAATAAATGGAAACAAAGATTAAAGTAGCACAGGTATTTGGAGGAAGAAGACATAATACTAAATACACAATTGTAGACAGAGAAGAGCTTGAAGAGCTTATAGATTCAAGAGCTGAAGTAGAGGCAATCATTACTATATTCAAGAAAATACTCGGATATACAGCATTAGTAACAACTGGAATTGTTTTAGGAGTGATTTTGCTATGAACCTGGAGGGTATACCAAAAAAGTTACATAAGCATGTTGATAATCTTAGAGAACAAGGCATCTACATCACAGATGAGGAGGCCAGAGAGGTTTATATGTATTGCTTAAGAAAAATGGAAGTGGCAAATGTTGAACAGCCTGACAAGTATATAGAACTGTTATATCCGGATGAGTTAAGGCATTACATAATAAGGCATGGAATTAATGCAAGTACTATTTTAAGAAGGATGGATAATGCAATATGTGTATAGAATGTGGTTTAAATCCTTGCGATGCAAGATGTCCAAATGCAGATGAAGAAAAGGCTATTTTCAATTGTGTTATATGTGGAGATTCAATTGTTGATGGAGATTTTTATTGGGATTCACAGGATGGATGTATTTGTGAAGATTGTTTAGATGAAATGAGCAGAAAAGAAATTTTAGAAATGTGTGGTGAACCGCTTAAAAAGGCAGTTATGGAGGATTATTAAAATGTCAGAGAAATTACCGGTAGAACAAAAAAATGAGAATTTAAGTGTTGTATCTCAGGTTAAAGAGATTATCTCACAGGATACAGTGAAAAAGAAATTTGAGGAAGTGTTAGGCAAGAAGGCACCGCAGTTTTTAGCATCAATTACAAATGTTGTAGCAGGCTCTACGCAGTTAAAGAAATGCCCTGCAAATACAATTATGGGAGCTGCATTTGTGGCGGCAACATATGACTTGCCTGTCGACAGCAATTTGGGATTTGCAGCGATAGTGCCTTACAACAATAACAAATACAATATGCAGACAAAACAGTGGGAAAAACATCCTGAAGCTCAATTCCAGATGATGTACAAAGGGTTTATCCAATTGGCAATTCGTTCAGGATATTATGAAAAGATGAATTGCTCAGTTGTATATAAGGATGAACTGATATCTTATAACCCTATTACAGGAGAGGTAGAGTTCGTGACAGATTTTTCAAAGTGCACTCAAAGAATGAATGGAAAGTCTGAAGATATAGCCGGATATTATGCCTGGTTTAAGCTTCTCACAGGATTTAGAAAAGAGTTATTCATGACCAGAGCCGAAGTTGAGAATCATGCAAAAAAGTATTCTACTGCATATAGAAACGATTTAAATAACAACAAAAAAGGAAGCAAATGGACCACTGACTTTGATGCTATGGCGTTGAAAACCGTTATCAAGTTGTTGCTTAGTAAATGGGGCATATTGTCGGTTGATATGCAGAGAGCTATTACAGATGACCAGAAGACATTTGATGAAAGTGGAAATGAGGATTATGGAGATAATAAGCCTGATGTTATAGAGGCTGAAGACCCATTTCAGACAGTAGAAGATACTAGCGATTCACAGATTGATGGAGAGCAAACAGGTGAAGAGCTTGAAGAGTTTGATATTACGGAGTAGGAGTATTTCAAATGGTATTAACAGCTGATAATTACTACAGCGATGAAGCTAACAGGCAGTACATGTCTGTTAGCCAATTCAAAGATTTTAATGGTACATATGGAAGAATTGGATGCGAGTTTGCTGCAATGGAAAAGCTTGCGGGAAGGTGGAATCCTGAACCATCTACAGCGTTAATGGTTGGAAGCTATGTTGATTCATATGTTGAAGGCACATTGGATGATTTTAAATCAAGAAATCCGGATATATTTACTGCAAAAGGTGAATTGAAAGCACCTTACAAAAAAGCTGAAGAAATAATAGCCAGAATAGAGCGTGATAAGTATTTTATGAAATACTTATCTGGAGAAAAACAAACTATCATGACTGGAGATTTGTTTGGGTGTCAATGGAAAATAAAGATGGACTCATACATTCCAGGAGTAGCAATAGTTGATTTAAAAGTTATGTCATCAATTACAGATCTAAAATGGGTGAAGGATATAGGATACTTAGATTTTGTAAGATATTGGAATTATGACATACAGGGAGCCGTTTATCAGAAGATAGTTGAAATAAATACAGGAAAAAAGCTACCATTCTTTATAGCAGCAGTAACCAAAGAGAAGGAGCCTGATATAAGAATTATTCATGTCACTCAAAATTATCTTGATGAAGCTTTGCTTATAGTCGAATCAAATATAAACAGGGTATTGATGGTTAAAAATGGAGAAGTAGAACCTGATAGATGTGATTTATGCGATTGTTGTAAACATAATAGAATATTGAGAAGGCCTATATCCATTATGGATTTGGCATTTAATGTGTAGGGCAGAGAAAAATGGCTGATAATAAAAAGTATTATTACTTAAAATTAAAGGAAGACTTTTTCGACAGTGACGAGCTAAAAATCTTAGAAAGCATGCAGGATGGCTATTTATATAGCAATATTTTACTAAAGCTATACTTAAAAAGCTTAGGTAGTTCCGGTAGGTTGATGTATAGAAATGTAATTCCTTATACACCTGAAATTTTAGCTACATTAACAGGCCATCAGGTTGGAACAGTTGAAAAAGCACTTGATATATTTAAGAAGCTAGAACTTATAGAGATACTTGATAACGGTGCGATTTATATGATGGATATACAAAATTTCATAGGGAAGTCGTCAAGTGAAGCTGATAGGCAGAGAGAATATCAGAATAGGTTGAAAGCAGAAAAAGAAGTACTTTCAATATCAAAAAAAGAAGAAACACCTAAGAAAGATGTTGTTGTAAAAGTTGTAGGATGCATTGAACAGGATAGATATTCTAAGACATTTGAAGAGTGGTGGAATATTTATCCAAGAAAGGTAGGAAAAGGTGAGGCTTATAAAAAGTATAATACAAGACTGAAAGATGGGTGGTCACCGAATGAATTATTAGAAGCAGCAAAAAACTATAGAAATGAAGTTCAGAGAACTCACACAGAGCAGTGTTATATTAAGCATCCTAAGACTTTTTTGTCAGATACACTACCATTTACGGATTTTATAAAAAGAGCTGACAAGGAATCCACGGTTGACACAGCTGAAAGCAATGAAAATCCTTACGCAGCATGGGAGGGATGATGGTAAACGATGATAAGTTGTACTGCCCTATATGTGGGGAAGTAACTCAAAAGATACTGCCAATGCCATTACTTGATGGTAGTGGAAGAGTTAAGGACCTGAAAGTAAGAATCATGTGTGCTTGTAGAAGAAAGGAATTAGAGGAGTATGAGAATAATCAAAAAAAGTTAGAGGAAGTGAGAGCCGTTCAAGGACTAAAAAGATTAAGTCTTATGGATGATAAGCTGTCTGGAGCAAGACTAAATACATTTAGTGAGACAGATGATAACTCTAAGCTATTAAAGATTATTAAAAGCTATATATCGAATTTTGACAAGATGTATAAAGAAAACCAGGGGCTTATATTATATGGCTCAGTTGGAACTGGTAAAAGCTATGCAGCAGCAGTAATTGCTAATGAATTATTAGAGAAGAAGGTGCCGGTTGTAATGACATCTTTTATAAAGATTTTGAAGGATGTCGGTACATTTGATGATAATGAGAGGCTAGAGCTTATTAAAAATGCAAAGCTTTTAATTATTGATGATTTGGGTGCAGAGAGGAGCACTGATTATGCTATAGAAAAGGTATATGACATTATAGACAGCAGGTATAGAAGCAATAAGCCGGTTATCCTTACTACTAACCTTAGTATTGAACAGATGAAGTCATGTGATGACATAAGATACACAAGGATATATGACAGAATATTTGAGATGTGTTATCCGGTTAAGGTGACTGGATTTTCGTGGAGAAAAAAAGAGGCGGCATCAAGATACGGTGTTGCAAAGAAATTATTGGAGGGTTAAAAATGAAGTTGTTAGCAGAAATCAATATTGCAAAGTTGGAAGATAGAAAGACTGTAACTGCTATTTTGCATGAGAACGGATATACAGTGGGACCTGGTAAAAGAAGAAAATCAGAAACAGGTAAAACCATTAGTTATTTTCTAAAGGTTTATACAGACGAGGATATTGATGAAAGAGATTAAATTTACAGTGCCGGGAAAACCGTTTGGTAAACAAAGGCCAAGAGTAGCCAGAGTTGGTAATTACAGTAAGGCATATACGCCTAAGGAAACAGTAGCATATGAAAATTTGGTTAAACTGTATTACACAGATGTTGCCAAAGGAGAGCGATTTCCAGATGATGCTATGTTACATGTAAATATAAAAGCATATTATGAAGTTCCAAAATCTGTAAGTAAGAAGAAAAGAGAAGAGATGTTGTCGAATATTATTAGACCTACAAAAAAGCCGGATTTTGATAATATCGGTAAAATAATATGTGATAGCTTAAATGTTATAGCTTATCACGATGATTCAGCAATTGTAGAAGCAGAAGTAAGTAAGTTTTATTCAGAGAACCCTCGGGTTGATGTAATTATAAAATCTATATAAGAGAGGAGCATTATGGGAATAGAAGCAAAAAAAGAAGAATTTGAATATTTAATGGCTAAAGTAAATAGACCGGGAGTTGAGAAGCTTATGATATTCATAAGGAAGAGTGATTTTTACTCAGCCCCTGCATCCACAAAGTTTCATGGTTCGTATGAGGGTGGATTGTTAGTTCACAGCTTGAATGTATATAAAAACCTGTCACAAAAGATAGCACACTCTCCAGTATGGAGTGGTATTTTGTCAGGTATATCGGAAGAAAGTATCATCATAGTTAGCGTTCTACATGATATTTGTAAAACATATTATTACACTACGGAGATGAGGAATAAAAAGGTTAATGGAGTATGGGAGCAGGTTCCATTCTATACAGTAGATGACAAAATTCCGTATGGACATGGCGAAAAGTCAGTAATGATAATAGAAGAATACATGAAACTTACGCCGCAGGAAAGATATGCAATAAGATGGCATATGGGTCCTTACAGTGGTTCACAGGATTGGGGTACATTAGGTGTAGCATTTGAAAAATATCCGCTAGCATTGGCATTATTTGAGGCAGATATGGAAGCTACTCATATATCAGAGAAGGAGTCGTAAAAATGGAGGAATTGTCATTAATTATTAGTCAGCCGGATAATGGAGTATTCCTACAAAAGATAGGATGGAATAAAGAACAGATAACAAGTACTGTAGAGAATATCATAAGTCAGTATACAGGATTAGCTTATACCGAAGAACAGATGAAGGAAGCTAAAAAAGATAGAGCTATTCTAAATGCTATGAAAACAGATATATCTAATAGAAGGATACAAGTAAAAAAAGCATTGATGGCTCCATACGAAGTGTTTGAGGCTGAAGTTAAAGAAGTTGTTGCAAAGATTGATGAACCTATAGCTATGATAGATAAACAGCTTGCAGCATATGATGAAAAGCTTAAAGAGGATAAGAAGTCGGAACTTGTAGAATACTTTAAAGAAAACGTTGGTGAGCTAGAGAATGTTTTGACATTTGATATGATATTCAATCAAAAGTGGCTTAATAAGTCGGTATCAATTAAGCAATGTAAAGAAGATATTCTTAATGCAATAACTAAGACGACCACAGATACCAAATTTATTGATGAAATGGCATCTGAGAAGTACAGAGACTATGCAAAAGACTATTATTTCAGGAACGGTCTTAATGTGACATCAGCAATGAATGAAATTACCCGTATGAAAGAGGTTGATATAAAAAAGGAGGAGGAAAAGAGGCTTAAAGCGGAAAGAGAAGAAGCGGAGAAGCTTAGAGCTGTAAAAGAAGAGGCAGAAAGATTACTAAGAGCAGGAAATGGTAATAATAATGTTGTTGACTCTATTAACTATAAAGATGAAAAAAAGTCCATTCAGGAAGATTCAGCACAAGGTACAACATATCCTGTAGATAGTAACGAGAACAAGTCTTGTAATGATAAAGACACAAATGGATGTAATGATATAGTGAATGACAAAATATATAAAAGCTCGTTTACAATCACAGGAACTAAGGCACAAATATTATCAGTTAAAGAGTTTATGGTAAGTAATGGTATTCATTTTGGAAAGGTGGACAAATAATATGGATGAGATGACATTGCATTTAAAAGATGAAGTTTTTGATAAGTTAAGAAATGATTCTGATGCAGTTCTGCAAAAATTATTGACAAATATGACAGAGAAAGGCAGCACTGAAGGAAGGCTTACAATTACTATTGATATTTCCTTTTTAGAGGAGACTATACAAAACAAAAATCCGGAAATAGAAGGAGATAGAAGGTTAGTACATACCCCTAAATTCAGTCATAAAGTTGGCTCTGTTTTGCAGATTAAGAATGAGCAAAAAGGCGGCATAAATTGTGATGGATTTGAGATGGTTTATGATTACAGAAAAAAGGAGTATGTATTAAAGCCTATACTTGGAGGCGAACAGATGAGTTTTTACGACATGAAAAATACAGATGAAATTCCTAAATTGCCATTGCCGTTTGAGGAATAAAACTGGTCGAATTCGACCGGTTTATATAGGTTTACTATAGTATTCTTGAAGGAGATAGTAGTAGTTAATGAAAGAACTTAGGTATTCCCTTACTGAAGAGCAATTAAATAAGATTGCCTGTATTGCAGCAGAAAAAGCGATTGAGGCATACAGGTTAGAGGATGTAAAGGCAAAGAAGCGTCTTGAAAATCAGAGTATTCATATCACAAAAAACAAGCTTAAGTCTTATCGGAGAGTAAAGGCTTCACTAGTTGAGACTGAAGAGTTTACTGAATATGAAAAGATTGAGCTTAGATGGGAATTTATAAAAGACTTAATGGGTAGCGGATTAGATGTTATTGAGAAGTCTGAAAACAGAATAAAATCATTTGAAGCCAAAAGAAAAAGAGATCTGTTTGAGATACAATCAATAGATAAAGCTTTATCTTTGTATAAAGAAGAGGTTGACAATTCTGATAGTGATGAGGCTAAAAGAAGATACAGAGAACTCTATTCAATGTATATTGATGATAAGATTCATAGCATAGCTGAAATTGCGGAAATTGAAAATATAAGTGAGAAAATAGTATATAGGGATTTAGGAATAGCGTGTAAAATAATTTCTGTATACTTGATAGGAATGTAGAATATATAAGGCTTTTAACGATTGTATTTATATAATTAACAAGTAGCAATAAAAGTTAAGAAAAATATAGGATTGTAATTGGAATATTCCAATAATATAATATTAATTGCCAATGTTCCATAATGCTTAAAAATTTGTTTTTACCCTTATCTAAAGAGCTTACCTCAGCAAAAGAGGTAGGCTCTTTTATGTTATTATGGAATATCGTTGCAAGCATCTATAATGGCATCACATAACATAGAAAATTGAAGAGTTTGGCATAATTCTTTTACTCTACTTAGTGAAATTGTTTTTTGTTTTCTAAGATTTTCGTCACGCTCAATTTTATATGTAGGTAATACGAAAAATTCCCACCAAGACAGGTCGAGGATGTTTCGTCTGTTATCAGTTGCTGTATATAGACAGAAAACATAAATGTCGTTGTTTCTTTGCTTTGGGGCATCGTCTCTATAATCTCCGGAATTGTCCGGAAGCCTAGCCGGAGAAATATTGAACGATGCTCTTTCTGAATATCTGCACGTTTCTGAATTAAGATATGAGGATGATTTTACCTCAATGCGAGATATTTTTCGTGTTGATTTAATGATTGGTCCATCAAGGTCATATGGCTCAAAGCCTGTACCAATAGTGGTGCGTGTAGGTATCCCACCGATATCAAGGGAACATCTTACTATAAAATTAGCAAATGTTCCACGTGTCATTCCAAACTTAATGTTTGATAATGCCCACTGCCAAAAGTTAAGCATTGTATATGGGAGGTATGTTCCATTATCAATAATTTTTTCGTCACCATTATACATAAGCATTTCCTCCTATGAGTTTTATGATGAATATTATAGCATTTTAAAAAGATAAAGAAAGGATTTACACAATGGATAAAAGAATAGAAATTGTTGAAATGAGAGCAGGAGATATAAAAACCGGATTTGGAAATCCTAGGAAGATTACACAAAAGAAGAAGCAGGAGCTTGAGCGAAGCCTTGAGATGCTTGGAGATTTTGGAGTCTTTGTGATAGATCAAAATAATAATATCATAGCCGGAAATCAAAGGCTTGATATTATTAAAGGGAAAGACCCTGATACAATGTTGTGTTGTAAAAAGCTATTTGGTTATACAGAAGCAGAGTTAAAGGCAATTAACATAAAGGATAATACACATGCAGGTGAGTGGGATATGGATATGCTTGCAGATTGGACTTCAGACCTAGTTATTGATTTGGATGTCAATGATGATGCTAAAAAAGATGTAGAGGAAAGAAGGATACCTGAATTAGAGCTTATCCACTACGAGAAATACGATTACGTGATGGTAGTATGTCGTAGTACGCTTGATTACAATGACCTTGTAAGAAAGTTAGGGATTGAAGGTAAAAAGGTAACAATAGCGAAAAAGAGGAAGATAAATGCCAGAGCAATATGGTATGAAAATGTTAAGGCAAATATATTATCTGATTCTGAATTAGAAAAGCTGAAATTTAACATAAAAAAAGAAGTTTTGGAGGGCAAAG